CGCCCTGGCCGGCGTCGACGTCCGGGACGGTCCCGTCGTCACCGGCTCCCCGTCGCTCGAGGCCGTCCTGGTCGGCTGGTACGGGCAGCCCTCCGACCTGCTGGCCGCCGATGCGACCGTGACCCCGGAGGTTTTCGGCGACGCTGATGACCGGGAGCTGTTCACGATCCGGTGCGCCGCCATGGTCCTGGACGGCCAGAACGATATGGCCGCCGCCCGGACCCGCGCCTATGCGCTGCACGCTGCGTGCGGGGCGGTGGTCCGGGCCGACCGCCGCCTGTCCGGGACGGTGGGCGACGCCCACATGGGCCCGCATGCGCTGCGGCAGGAGCAGCGCCCCGACGGCGCCGTGGCCACGGTGCAGTTCGGCGTGGCCTGCGACACGTTCACCGGCACCTAGGAGACCCATGCCTGAACCTGGCCGGCCGATGCGGATGCACGGCAGGAAGATGCTCGAGGTGCTCACCGAGGCGGGCATAATCCGTGGCGGGGATTACGTCTACCGGGTTGTCATCGACATCACCATCGACAAAGCGGTGATCATGTACGTCGAGCGGTTCGGCGACACGCGGCTGCTGGACCTGACCCACGTGCTGGACGGCGCCGAGATCGAGATCCGCGAGCAGGCGCACAGCTGATGCTGGCCCACTTCTACCACGTGTACGCGGATGGTGCCTGGGAGGCGCCGGTGGCGGAGCACCTGGCCGCCCTGGACGCCTCCGGCCTCGCCGCCGCGCTGGACTACAAGGCCGCCGGAGTCGTCGGCTCGCCGGGCAACTGCCAGGCCGCCATCGCCGCCCTCGGCCCGGGATGGCAGGTCGCCATGACCGCCCCGGCGGGGTTCGAGGACGTGACCCTCCGGGCGGTGCACGCGTACGCGGCGCTCGACGGGAAGGTGTTCTACGCGCATACGAAGGGCGCCGGGGACCCGTCCCGGGCGAACATGTTCTGGCGGCGGCGGATGACGGCCTGCTGCGCCGGGTGCCAGGCAACGACGATCTAGGAGGCGCGGGTGCACCTGCCGTGGCGTGACATGCCCGCAGGCGGCCGCCTGATCAACACGTCGCTGACCGGCCCGGAGGCGGAGACCCTGGCGCGGCTGGCTGACGGCCGGGACGTGCTGGAGGTCGGGTCGGCGTTCGGGTACTCCGCGGCGGTGATGGTCCTGGGCGGGGCGAAGCACGTGACGGCGGTTGACCCGCATGACCGGCTGAACTCGCATGGGGTTATGCTGGCCAACCTCAAGGGCGCGGGGGTGGCCGGGCAGGTGACGGTGGTGCGGGGCGAGTCCCCCGCCGCCCTCGACCGCCTCAGCGGCCCGTATGGGCTGGTGTTCATCGACGGCGACCACACCGCGTCCGGGGTCCTGGCGGACGTGGGGGCGGCCCGCAAGCTGCTCGCCGGCGGCGGGGTCCTGGCCGTGCACGACCTGGGTGAGGACTGCTGCTGCCCGGGTGTGCGGCTGGCGCTCGAGTCGCTGTTCCCGGAGGGCCCGTCGGAGCATGTCGACACGCTGGCCGTGTACCGGGGGCTCGCGTGAAGGAGTCCAGGTTCAGGTACTACGTCACCGAGCCTGGACGGCCGGAACGCGAAGTCAGCTTCGAGGACTTCCGCCGCGCTGAGCGTGACGCCGGATTCAACGCCCCGGCCGGCCGCGCGGCTACGACCAGATTCTCCGGGCTGAATGGCGTAACCGGCCGCACCGAGTACGTTCGAGAGGATCCCGCGTGAAAGTCCTGGTCACCGGGTCGGCAGGGTTCATCGGCGGGCATGTGTGCGCGGAGCTGGCCCGCCGGGGTTATGAGCCGGTGCGGTTCGACCGGCCGCGCTATGACATCCGGTCCGGCGATGACATCGCCGACGCCCTGCGGTACCTCGACATGGGCGCGGTGATCAACCTGGCGGGGATGCTCGGCACCCCGGAGCTGTTCGGCTCCGAACGGGCCGCGTGCGAGGTCAACATCGTCGGCGCGGTCAACGTGTACGACGCCGCCGCGGAGCTGGGCGTGCCGGTGGTGCAGATCGGCACGGGGCACCGGGGGCAGCTGAACCCGTACGCGGTCACGAAGCAGGCCGCCGAGGATCTGGGCCTGGCGCGGGCCCGGTGGCTGGGCGAGAAGATCGTGATCTGCCGCGCCTACCACGTGTACGGCCCGGGGCAGCTCCCCGGCCCTCCCTACGGCCCCGCGTCGGTGCATAAGTTTTTCCCCACGTTCGCGTGCCGGGCTCTGTCCAGGGTGACGCTGGAGGTGTGCGGCGGCGGCGGCCAGCTGGTCGACCCGGTGCACGTCACGGACGTCGCTGCGGCGCTCGTGGACGCGATCGGCGGTCCCTACGGGCAGGTCACGGAGGCGGGATGCGGCAAGCCGATTACGGTGGCGCAGGTGGCCGCGGACATTGTCATCGCGGCCGGGTTTACCGGGCCCCGGCAGCTGACCGAGGCGCCGCCCCGGCCGGGTGAGCCCCGGGACGCCGAGGTGGTCGCTACCGCCCCCGTGTGCCGGAACCCCTGGCCCTATCTTGTCCCCGAGACCATCGACTGGTACCGGCAGTGGCTGACCCGCTCGTAACCGCCGTAAGCCCCACGTGGCAGCGCCACGACCTGCTGCTGAACCGGGCCGTCCCGTCCGTCGCCATGCAGGACTACCCGGCCATCGAGCACATCGTCGTCTCCGACGGCCCGGATCCGGTGCTGCGGGAAGAGTTTGCCTGCCGGTCCGCGTGGGCCGCCGTGACCCGGTTCGCCGAGCTCCCCGCCCACGACCCGGACGCCCAGTGGGGGCATTACGCCCGGCTGCACGGCCTCGACCTGGCCAAAGGCGACTACATCGCCTACCTCGACGACGACAACTCGTGGCGCCCCTGGCATGTGCGGCTGCTGGTGCAGGCGCTGGAGGAGAGCGGCGCCTCGTTTGCGTACGGGAAGACGCATGTTCACGGCCGCGGCGAGTACCTGATCGGCTCCGACCCGCCAGCCGAGGGCCACATCGACACGTCCATGATCATCCACCGCCGGGAACTCCTCGACGTGGCGACGTGGCGGTGGTTCCCGGGGATCCCCACGATCGACTGGGACCTGGTGTCCCGGTGGATGGCCGCGGGTGCCACGTGGGTCCGCGTGCCGGAGGTCACCGGCGACTACTACTTCCACTGAAAGCAGGGGGGCACGCTGAGTCTTCCGGGTGATCTGACCTGCGTGAACCTGTCCGTTTGAACCTGTGGAGCGGGGAGAACGGAGACAAAGTCTCGTGCCCAGGAAGTTCCGCGTTGCCGTGATTGCCGTGGCTGCCGTGCTGGCGGCCGGCGGGGCGGCGGGGTTCGCGGCGGCATCTGCTACGCAGCCGGTGACGGTGGCGGGGTGCCTGGCGAACGGGCGGATCACGGGGGTGTCGGTGACGTCCGTGCCGTCGTGCGCGGCGTCGGCGACGCCGGTGCAGTGGGCGGGGCAGGCTGCCCTGTCCGCCTCGCCTAGCCCGACCGCGGCGTCCCCGTCGCCAAGCCCGGCACCTACCTCAACCAGCCCGTCCCCGAGCCCGACAGGCACGTCCTCCCCGTCATGCGACCTGAACGCGACCACATCCGATCTCGCCGCGCAGTTCGCCGCCGCGCAGCCAGGGCAGACGGTGTGCCTGGCCTCCGGCAACTACGGGCAGTTCGGCGGGGGAGCCAAGACCGGCATGGTCACCGTCGAACCGCAGTCCGGCGCGGCCGTCTCCATGTCGCTGAACTGGAACAACGTGACATTCGTGACCGTCACCGGGGTCACGGTCACCAGCGGGTTCATCAACGGCAACTCCCACGACCTGGCTATCACCCACTCGACAGTAAGCCCCGGCCTGATCGACCTGCGGACCGATGCCTGGAACCACGCGAACGTCCTCATCGACCACGACACGTTCCCCGGCACCCTGGGTAACGGCGGCCGGATCTGGGTCGACTTCAACAACGTGAACACGGCGAACATCATCGGGCTGACGATCAGCAACAACCTGTTCTCCGGCGGCGACATGACCGACATCTACATCATGGCGGGTGCCGGGACGCAGATCATCGGCAACGAGTTCACCGGCCTGGACAACCGGATCAACGAGTCGATCCACGCGGACACGATCTTCAACTACGGCGACCACGGTTTCAACGTGATGAGGGGCAACTGGTTCCACGACCAGAAGGACGTGGCCACGTGCGGCTGGTCGGAGTGGGACGGCGGCCATGACAACGTGTTCGAGGGCAACGTGATCAGCCACGCCGGCGGGGCGGCCGGCGCGGACGGGTGCTATCAGGACATCGCGGTGATGGATGACAGCAACTCTGTCATCGCGCATAACGTGTTCCAGGCCGGGACCGGGGAGGCCGGCCCGATCGGGCAGGTCATGCTGGGCGGCAAGACGTCTGAGGGCGCGGGGTCCGGCACGGTGATCCGCGACAACGTTTACGTCAGCGTCGCGAACGGCGACGGCGGCCTGAATGCCACCTACCTTGAGAACCACAACCTGTGCTCTGTCGCCTGCGGGGATGCTTACGACCAGGGGACCGGCGCGGGGGACATCACCGGCACGCCGGTCTTCGCCGGCGGGTCCGTCCCGTCGACGTTCGCCGGGTTCGCGCTGGCCCCCGGGTCGCCGGGCATCGGCGGCGCGTCGGACGGGTCGAACATCGGGATTGAACTGCCCACGGGAGGCTGACGGTGACTGAGGGGCTGGCGTTCGAGCCGGAGGACGGACCAGCGGAGACCCCGGAGGAGTTCCGGGAGCGGATCCGGTCGATCCAGCACATCAGGGGCGGCCGGACCCGGCCCCTGGAGAAGATCGTCACCAGGCCCGCGGATCCCAGGGACCCGAAGTACGTCCAAGGTAACGCTATCGACGCGGGCAAGCGGGCCAGGGTGTCGATCAACGAGGACCGCGACATCATCCTCACCACGTCGGACAACCGGCAGGACGCCAACATCATCGGCACGCCAGCCATCGCGGGCGGCACCGGCGGAGAGGAAACCTGAACCATGGCCGTGACCAGCCACGTTCTCCCGAAGGCCATTGTCGCGATGGTCGGCGCGACCGCGGTGAACCTGACCACCGACACGTTCACCGCCGGGCTGTGCACGGGTGACTCGTCGGCGTGGACGACCGGCACCGTGTGGGGCCGCCAGTTCGCTTCGGACATCACCACGGCCTACACCGAGATCGCCACGGTCGGCACGTATACCGCCGGTTTCGCGGGCCGGGTCGCGCTGACCACGCTGACGTTCACGCAGCAGGCGGCGACCAACGACAACATCGTCTCCTGGACCTGCACCTCCCCGGCGCCGATCGCGTTCGGGGGCGGCGCGGCGTCCATCTCGGCCCGGACGATGTTCATCAATGACAAGACGGCGAAGGCGGCGGCGGCGGACGCCAGTTCCATCGTCATCGTGACCGTCGATTTCGGGGTGACGGTGTCGTCGACGGCCGGGGCGTACACGTACACCGTGGCGGGCACGCCGAACGGCCTCGCCTTCTTCACGATGAGCTGACCGCTGCCGCTGACATGAGGGGAACAGGATGAGCTTCTACTCCGGCACCCAGATGGAGTGCCTGTACGCGATGCCCGCTAAGGGCGCCGCGGTGACCGCGGCGGCGTCCACCGTCATGACCCAGGCGAACGCGGGCACCGCCGCGGGCGGGGACGCCTACATCCTCCCGGCCGGGTACTTCGCCGGGGCGCAGGCCCGGTCCCTGCTCATCAAGGGCGGCGGCCTGTGGTCCGTGGGCGCGACCGCCGTCACCATGCTGTTCACCTGGAACCTGGACACCACCGCGGGCACTGCCCTGGCCGGCGGCCTGCTCGGCTCGACCGGCGCGATCACCACGGTCCTGTCCACCTCGGGGCTGTTCGATTTCGAGCTGCTGGTCACCGCCACCCAGCACGGCGTCTCCGCTGGCGTGCTGCAGACCATCGGGTGGGTTGACGTCGCCACCGTCGCCACCCCCAACTCGCCCACGACGACGCTGCAGGCGTTCGGCACCACCTCCTCCACGAACCGGCTGCTCGTCGGCGGCGTCGCGGCCGGCCTGGCCTCGGTCAACACCCAGATCCCGTATTTCGTGGAGATGTTCAACACCTGGTCAGCCGTGACCAACGCCCCGTCGATGACCCTGACAAACTTCTACGTCTTCGGCATTAACTAGCCCGATGGCGCAGGTCATCCCGTCAGACACCCAGCAGGTCGGCGACCCGGGGCACACGACGGTCGTCCACAACAACATCGCGGACATGCTCGGGCTGCTCACCGCGGTGATCGCGCAGGCCGGCGGGTCCCCGAACCTGTCCCCGGTCCCGCCCGCCACCGCGGCCGTCGCCGCAGTGCAGGCCATCCAGGCCGGCCAGATGATGGACGACTCCCGGGACTTCCACCCGGAGGCGTACGGGTCGAACGTGGGCGACGGGAAGATCGTCACGGACGGGGCCATGTCCACCGGGACCGCCACCCTGACCTGCGCAACGTCCACGCCGTTCGTCTCTACTGATGTCGGCAAGTACGTCCTGGTGCAGAACGCCGGGTCGGCCACCCTGACCGGCAACACCCTGGTCGCCACGATCACCGGGTTCACCAGCGCGTCGGTGGTCACGCTCAGCACTAACGCGCTGGTCACGGTGTCATCCGCGTATATCTGCTTCGGCACCGACTGCACCGCCGCGATCAACTCCGCGGTGCAGGCCGCGTACGCATACGCGCTGGCCGGGCCGCTGGAGGCGGTCATCCAGTTCCTCCCGAAGATCTACATGGTCGCCGGCGCCCTGGTCCAGGGGAACGCGTCGTGGGGGCCGGGGAACGCGCAGATCCCGTTCCCGTTCGTCGCCATGAACAAGCCGAAGATCACCATCGTGTTCGAGGGCATCCCGGACACCCCGCTGATCCACTACGGGCTGAACTCCACCCCGATCGTCGCGGGCGCGGCGGTCGTCAACTGCGCCACCACGCTGGGCACCAACCACGTCACCTTCGGGCCGGCGTCAGTGTTCGGCGGGTACACCCACCAGCAGGGCGCCGGCGACAGCGTGTTCTCCAACTTCCGGCCCGTCTTCCAGGGCCTGACCGTCGTCACCCCGTACAACGGCACCTACTCCGCGGTCGACTGCTACGGCTGCATCGGGATGGGCATCCGGTCGCTGTCCTGCGTGACGTTCGCCGCCCCGCCGGACATGGCCAACCCGACCACGAACATCTCCGTGGGAAACCAGTGGACGTTCGGGCTGCGGACCCCCACCACGTCCAACGACGGCAACCCGTTCATCGACAACTACGTCGCCTCCGGGTACGGGTACGGCCTCGCGCTGTCCGAGCACGTGTCCGGCTCCCGCGGGTTCACCCTGAACAACGTGATGGGCATCGGCCTGTTCTCCACCACCAGCGGCGGCGGGATGCTGCACAACACGCGGCTGCACTACTGGTGCTGCGAGTCCAACAACATCCAGCTCGGCTGCATCGGCGGCACCGACACGATCTGCATCGACATCGGCACGCTCGACGTCGACGGCGGGGTCGGCTCCCCCAAGTACGTCATCTCCGACCCGAACAGCCTGATCCGCGGGCAGGTGCTGCTGCGGGGCAATGGCAGCACCTACACGTTCAACGGCGGCATGACCAAGCTGAAGGTGATCGACGGCGACCTGGCCCCCGGCCACGTCACCGCGCCGGGGGTTCCCGCTACCACGGTCTCGTTCCAGAACCCGTTCTGGCGGGATGCCGCGATCGCGATCACCCCCGGGGCGTCCACCTGCGCGGTCACCATCGACGGCACCGCAACCGGCATCACCCTGGCCAGCAGCGGCGTGGGGCAGACATTCTTCCTGCCGTCCGGGAAGTCGATCGTGCTCACCTACACCTCGGCTCCGACCTGGACCTGGGTAGTCCTGTGACAGGCCGTTTCCTGCTGACGTAAGGACGGTGAGCCGTTGAGCATCACCGTCACCGCGGCGGAAAGCGGCTCTACGTTCGCCGGGGTCCTGCTGCGGGTCTATGCCCTGACCGGCACGGCGGCCTCCCAGGCGGGCAGGGCCACCGCCACCTTCGGGGGGAACGCCGCCCAGCAGGTCAGCATCACCACCACGGCCACCGGCAGCCGGGTGTACGGGGCGCTGAAGTCCAGCTCCAGCGCTACCGCGTTCACCGCTAACGGGCTCACCACGATCGCCGACAACGTCCAGGACGTCCCGAACGGGGAGTACCTGGCGTCGTGTTTCGCGACCAGCGCGACCGGGACGCCCGGCGCGACGACGATCGGGGCGTCCGCCCCGACGGTCGGCGGGCAGACGGCGCTGCTGGAGATCCTGCCGTCCGGGACGATCACCGTGGACGGGTCCAGCCCGGCGGCTGTCTCCAGCACGGCCGCGACGACGGTGACCTCGGCGGCGTTCACTCCGCCAGCTGGCAGTTTGCTGGTGGCGATCGTCTCCGCTGACGCGAACGGGTCCACCGTCATCACCGTGTCCGGCGGCGGGCTGACCTGGACCCAGCAGGTTTCATCCCTGGCCGCCGGCAGCCAGTCCGGGTATTCCGGGGTGTGGACCGCGCAGGTGGCCGGCGCCGCTGCCGTGCTGCCGCCCCTGCAGCAAGCCCAGCCCGGCCGGACGTGGCTGCGGCATTTCCGCCACCCGCAGGCCCCGTCCCTGCCGCCAGTCATCGCCCCGCCACCCGACTTCTTCCCCGCCACGTTCACCGATTTGTTCGGCGGCCCGGAAACCCCCGCGCAAACCGCCGCGCAGGCGCAGCCCGGCCAGGTCTGGCGCCGGTACTTCCATCACCCGCAGGCACCCACGGTTCCGGCAGCACCGCCGGCCGCCGGTGCAGGAGCCGTTACCGGTATCGCGGCCCCGGTGACGGTGGCCGCCCCGGCGGGCACCCTGGCCGCCGCCGCGAACATCACCGGTATCGCGGCTGCGGTCACTGCCGCCGCCCCGCCGGGCACCCCGTCTGGTGCCGCCACGATGACCGGGACAGCGGCCCCGGTCGCCGCCGCAGCCCCGGCGGGTATCCCCGCGGCCAGCGGAAACGTCTCTGGCACGGCTGCGCCGGCGGCCGTAGCGTCCCCCGCCGGGGTCCCGGCAAGCGGCGCGGCCGTCACCGGTACCGCGGCCGCCGTCACTGTCGCAGCGCCTGCCGGGGTGCCGTCTAGCGGTGCCAACGTCACCGGTATCGCGGCCCCGGTGACGGTGGCAGCGCCTGCGGGTGTCCCGTTCGGCGGGGCCAGCGGTGCCGCGAACGTCACCGGTATCGCGGCTGCGGTGACGGTGGCAGCGCCTGCCGGGGTGCCGTCAGCCGGCGCCGCAGTCACCGGCACCGCCGCGCCGGTCACCGTGGCCTCGCCCGCGGGAACCCCATCGGGCGGCGGGAATGTCACCGGCACAGCAGCCGCCGTCACTGTCGCAGCGCCTGCGGGAACCGTGTCCGCCGCCGCGAACGTCACCGGGCTGGCCGCGCCGGTCACGATGGCGGCGCCCGCGGGGACGCTGAACACCAGCGCGAACGTCGCCGGCGTGGCAGCCCCGGTGACAGTGGCAGCGCCTGCGGGTGTCCCGTTCGGGGGCGTCTCCGGCGCCGCGAACGTCACCGGCGTCGCCGCACCGGTCACCGTAGCCGCACCGGCAGGGGTGCCGTCCGCCGGCGCCGCAGTCACCGGCACAGCAGCCGCCGTCACCGCGGCCGGGGGACAGGGCGCCGCCGCCAGCCCCGTCAACGTCACCGGCGCCGCCGCGCACGTCACCGCCGTCAGCCCGGCAGGGACGCTGGCAAGCGCCGCCAATGCTACCGGCGCCGCCGCCCCCGTCCTGGCCGCCGCCCCGGCAGGCACCCTGGCCGCCGCCGCCCGCACCGCCGGGCAGGCGGCACTCGTCACCGTCCTCACCGGAACCGGCGTCCCATTCGGGGCACTGCCATTCACCGTCGGTGCCCTCACCGCCGCCGACACCCCCGCCGGGGCCCTCACCGCCGCCACCGCGTCCGGCGGCACGGCAGGCGGCACCCTCACAGCCACCGACCAGCGGACAGGAGGCCCGACGTGAGCCGCTGCCTGGCACATCACCCGCCAGTCCGCCGCCGGCGTCGCCGTCATCTGCGCCTGGCGCGTCACCTACTCCGCCCCCTGGGGCTGACATGCGACACGCCGCCCAAACCTCGCGCACCACCGCCAATACGCATTGTGAAGGCGGGTATCCAGGCCGAACAGCGGGCACCGCCGGGGCTGGCATGGCAAGCGGTCATGGCAGTCGGCGCACCGGAACCCGTCAGGGTCGCGGAAGCCGTCGCCCTCAGTCCGGTCGGCACCGCAGCTCATGCAGATCCGCTCCGGATCGGGCACCGGCCTGAGTTCCCGGCGGATAGGGAACGGGCCGGCGAAGCCGCTGTCAGTCACGTACCACTTCGGCCTTAGCCAGTGACGACGCCCGCTCATGTCAAAACTGATGACCCACAGTTGCGACTCAGCCATACCCCGGGAGTGTAATTGCGCTGGCTGCTCATTCAGCCCGGCCCGTCGTGGTCCGTTTCCGACGTGTTCAACGGCTGGTCAGAGGCACTCACCTCACTGGGCGAGCAGGTCGAGGAATACGAACTCGACGCCCGGCTCCGGTTCTACAACGCGACGCACGCGGAAACCGGCGGGATCCTGCCATGCGGATGCCGCGAGGTGCGGAAATTCCTGAACCGCAGCGAAGCCAACCAGCTCGCCGCCGACGGGATCCTCGGCGCCGCGTACCGGTGGTGGCCCGACGTGATCGTATGCGTGTCGGCGTTCTTCGTCCCGGAATGGCTGCTGAAAGTGCTCCGCGCCCGCGGCCACAAGATCGTCATGATCTTCACGGAGGGCCCGTATCAGACGGACTTCCAGCTGAAGATGGCCGCCTACGCCGACCTGGCCCTCCTCAACGATCCGTGCGATATCGAGAAGTACCGGCAGGTCGGCCCGGCCGAGTACATGCCGCAGGCGTACCGGGAGCGAATCCACTACCCGGCACCGCCCGGCTCCCCCCTGACGTGGGACCTGGGGTTCGTCGGCACCGGGTTCCCCTCCCGGGTCGCGTTCTTCCACCAGATGAACCTGGGCGGCCTCCACGTCACCCTCCGCGGCCTGTGGATGGACCTCCCCGAAGACTCCCCCATGCGGGACTGGACCGCGCTGGAATCCGACGACTGCATCGACAACACCAACACCGCGGACCTCTACCGCAGGTCCCGCACCGGGATCAACGTGTACCGGACCGAAGCCGAGGACACCCACGTGGGCGAGGGATACGCCTGCGGTCCCCGCGAGATCGAGATGGCCGCCTGCGGCCTGTTCTTCGCCCGCGATCCGCGCCCCGAATCCGACGAGCTGTTCCCGATGCTCCCGTCGTTCTCGAGCCCGGCCGAGGCCAGCGACCAGATCCGGTGGGCGCTCACCCACCCGGATCAGCGGCAGGAAGCCGCAGCCAAGGCCCGCGCGGCCATTCAGGACCGCACGTTCACCGAGCACGCCAAACAACTGCTCCGGTTGCTCGACCGGCAGCCCGTCAACATGTAGGGAGAAACGCCAATGCCCAGCAACCGCAGGCACGGCCGGAACGGGCAGGTCTACCTCGCCATCGCCTCCGGCGGCGCTGCCGCCCCCCTGCCCTTCCAGGCAGCCTGGTCCATCAACAAGGCTTCGGACCGTGACGAGGTGACGGCATTTTCCGACGCTAACAAGACATATGTGGGCGGGTTGCCTGATGCCTCGGGCGACTTCAGCGGCTTCCTCGACGCGGGCACCAGCCAGACCTACGTCGCCGCCTCCGACGGACTTTCGAGGTCGTTCTACCTCTACTGGGACGCAACGAACGACCCTTCGTCTTATTTCTACGGCCTCGTGTTGTGCGATTTCAGCGCCGACGGGGCAGTCAGCGGCCCCGTTAACTTCAAAGCCACCTGGGCGGCAGCCGGGCCCGTGGTCCGGTACACCCAGTGGGGCGGCATCAACACCTGATGCCGGGCATGGTCGAGGCGGCGTCGGAGCTGGAGTCGATCGCCCGGCACCTACGCCAGGCGGGCGAGTTCGAGCTCGTCCGGGAGCTCACCGCGGGGATGCGCGGGGCGGTGGATGGCGTGCCGGATGAGATCCGGGCGGGGCTGACCCCGGGCCACCTGCCGAAGCGGTACGCCGCGACCCTGGACGAGGACGTGCGGATCGGCGTCAGCGTCCGCACCAGCGACCGGAACCCGGGCGTATCCATCACCGGCGCGGCGCAAGCGAAGGCGCGGAAGCTGCGCTACCTCGACGCGGGCCGGCTCACCCATCCCCTGTTCGGGGACCGTGAGCACTGGTACACGCAGGAGGAGCCGTCGGTACGGCCCGGCTGGTTCACCGGCCCGGCGGAGGCCGCTACCCCCCGGGTCCGCGCCGGGATCGAGCGGGCGCTGGAAGACGTCAGTAACCGCGCGACGCGCAAGGGAGCCTGAGTGGCCAAGGTAGTAATCAACGGCGAGACGTTCGACTTCGACGGGCAGAAGCAGCCGATGTCGGAGGCCCTGGCGATCGAGCATGTGTACAAGCGGCGGTATGCCGAGTGGCAGTCCGACTTGCAGGCGGGGTCGGCGCGGGCGTTCGCCGTGCTGGCGTGGCTGATCTGGCGGCGTGAGGGCCGTGACGTGCCGTTCGAGGACATCATCGAGGGCCGCGTGGATTTTGACCTGGTGGAGATGCTGGAGTCGATGGCCGAGTCCGCGGCGGCGGAGGGCGCGCCGGACCCTACGGGGCAGTCGGCCCCGGCTGGCACACGTACGACCGGCACCGGTACCTCGCGCTCTTCGCGAAAGAATTCGGGGTGAGACCTTGGGAGGTCGGCCTCCTGGACGTCGCGGACTTCGAGGCCCTGATAGACGCCGCTGAGGAGATGCTGGCGGACCGCTAGCGGGCTGGCCGTTTCCGTTTCGGCCATGCCCACTCCCCAGGCTTGGATAGCCGCTGGTGACGGCGGGGGAACCAGAGGCGCTGCCGGATGAGCGGCCGCCACGTCCGCCGCCACGCCCTCACGGGGTGCGGCGCCACGCACCGGTTAGCAGCGACCCGGCGAACGCGACGGCCAGGGCGGCGAGCAGCAGCCAGAAGTCGGTGACCAGAAGCGTGTGCCACATGCCCCTGATGATGGGGGCCCGGGGCCGGAAACGCAAGCGGCAGGGAGGCGGGGTGACCGGTGGCCGACCAGAAGGTTAACTTCGACTTCACCTCCACCGGCGCGGATGCCCTTGCCAGGGACTTCCGCAAGACCGCCGATAACGCGACGCTGGCCGGGAAGGGTGCCCGGCTGTGCGCGGACGCGATCGAGAAGCAGCGCAAGGCGGCGGCCACGTCGGTCGGGGCGACGCTGGCGCTGGCCAAGGCCGACGACATCCTCAAGGAAGCCGAGGACGGCCTGCGGGACGGGGCGCTCGAGGCCGAGTTCGCGCTGAAAAAGGAAGCGGAGGCGGAGAAGAAGTCCGCGAAGGCGGCGCTGGAGTCTGCGGCGGCGCATAAAAAGGCGCGGGATGCGCTGAAGGGGCTGAGCGGCCCGGGGCTGCTGGGCCCGGCGGTGGCGCTTCTCCCGGCTGTCGGCGTCGCGGCGGGTGTCGCGACGGGCGCGGTCATCGGGCTGGGCGGGGCGGTCGTCGCCGCGGGCGGCGCGCTGGCCGCGTTCGGGGCGGTCGCCAAACCGGTCCTGTCCGACGCGCTGAAAGCGTCGCAGGCAGTCAACGCCGCGCAGAACACGTACCAGGCGACGCTGAAGGCCGGGGTGCCGACAGCGCAGGCGCACGCCACCCTGCAGCAGGCCAACGCTAACGCGCAGCTCACCTACGCCGCGGCGCTGAAGGGCGGCGCGAAACCAGCGGCGGCGCTGGCCGCGTTCCACCTGGCCCTGGCGAAGAACCAGCTGGCGTACAACACGGCGACGAACGCGGGGACGTTCAACGCGAAGGCGTACGCGGCGGAGCAGGCCGCGATCGGGAAGGCGTACGCCGGGCTGTCCCCCGCGCAGATCGCCCTGTCGAAGCAGCTCGGGGCGATGGCATCCGCGTGGGATGACGTGAAGGCGAAGGAGACCCCCGTCGTGGCGGGGGCGCTGGTGCCGTGGCTCAAGTCCGTCACCGACCTGACCGGCAACCTCGCGCCGATCATCGCGAAGATCGCCCCGGTCATCGCCTACCTGGGGACCAAGTTCGACGCGCTGATCGGCTCGGCCGCGTTCAAGGGGTTCCGGGACTTCATCGGGTCGACCGGGACGGCGTCGGTGTCCGCGCTGGGCACCACCCTGATCGACTTCTTCCAGGGTTTCATCACGCTGCTGCCGCAGTTCGACCCGCTGATCCGGGAGGCGGTCGGGTGGATTTCCCGGATCGGGCCCGCGTTCGCGACGTGGGCATCGAGCAAGAAAGCCGCTGACGAGATCCAGTCGTTCCTGCGGTGGTTCTCCCAGAACGGCCCGGCCGTCGGGACGTTCCTGAAGAACGTCGGCGGGGCGCTGAAGGCCCTCGCGCCGGGCCTGACAGCGGGGGGGCTCCTCGAGCTGCAGGCCATGTCGAACTTCCTGGGGTTCGTCGCGAAGCTCCCCCCGGGCCTGGCCAAGCCGCTGGCGCAGGCGGCCGCCGCGATGCTGATCCTGCAGAAGACGGGCGTGGTGTCCGTCGGGATCAAGCTGGTCGGGCTGGGCGCGGCCGGGGCTGGCATCACCGGGCCCGCGGCCGCCGCCGGCGCGGCCATCGCCGCGGGCATCATCCTGAAAATCCGCGAAGACCTCCAGTCCGGGTTCAAGGGGATCATCAGGGACATTCCCGGCTGGTTCAACTTCGGCGGCCTCGGGTTCATCGCCCAGTCCGCGCAGGGATGGGCCGACCTGATCGTCTCCAAGATCCGCCATTCGCTGCTGTCCTGGGAAGACGACGTCCGGCATCACATCGCGAACACCTGGGACGGGATCCGGCATGACGCCGCGCCCATCTGGGACAAGATCTACAGCAATACCGTCGGCTCCGCGATCCGCATCGGCCACAACGTCGAGACCCAGTTCAACTCGCTGCGTCATTCCACCGCGAACATCTTCGACGGGATCCGGCACGACATCGGCTCCACGTGGAACACAGTGTTCTCCAACACGATCGGCAGCCTGATCCGGCTGGGCCACAACGTGGAGACGCAGTTCAACTCCGTCAAGGACTGGCTGCACCAGAATTTCATCACCCCGGTGGCGAACCTGTTCACGATCACGCTGCCGAACGCGTTCCGCACCGCCGTGACCATCATCACCGGCGCGTGGCGCGCCGTCGCGAACGCCGTCCGCAGTCCCGTCAACTGGGTGATCATCAACGTGATCGACCGGCTGATCTCCGCGTTCGACTGGGTGTCGTCCAAGGTGGGCGGCCCGAACATCTCGCAGGTCCCGGGGCTGCCGAAGTTCGCCGCCGGGGGCAAGATCACGCAGGGAACCGGGCCGGCCGCCGACAACGTGCTGATACGCGCGTCCAGGAACGAGACGGTCGTGTCCGCCGCCCATTCCCGTGTCCTCGCCCCGGCGTTCGCCGCCCTGGGCGTTCCCGGGTATGCGGCGGGCGGGCGTGTCGGCCAGAACCCGCCGGTCAACCTCCACACCGGCGCCGGCGCCGTCGGCGGTCCCGCTCTCGGCCCCCTGGGATCTGTCCTGGGCAAGATCGGGGACCTCGGCAAGATCCTGGCCGCCGTCGTCACCGGGAAAAGCACGGCCGCCACCAACGCGTTCAGGGATCTCCTCGGCGGCGGCACGGGCGGCGCTGCCCCGGCCCTGGCCGGCATGCTGACCGCCATGCCCGGCAAGCTGCTCTCCGCCGCGGTGAAGAAGCTCCTCAGCTTCGGCGGGTCGAGTAACGCCATCGTCGCTGACGCCTTGCGGTGGGTCGGGAAGATCCCGTACGTGTGGGGCGGGACTGCTGTTCCTGGCGGGGCCGACTGCTCCGGGTTCGTGCAAACGATCTACGGCCGGCACGGCATCGCCGCTCCCCGGACGTCGGAGGCGCAGGGTGCGTGGGTGAAGCGGTCCGGCGCGGTGCCGGGCGGCCTGGCGTTCTACAACTCCCCGGCCGGCGGGGCGCCTCCCGGCCATGTGGCCATCATCAAGGACGGGTCGATGGTGATCAGCCAGGGCGGCGGGATGGGCCCGCAGCTCATGCCGCTGACGGGGGCGCTGCCGCTGATGTTCACCGGCGTCCCGCCGGGCGGCTTCGGGAAGGCCGCCGGCGGCGCGACCGGCGGGGTCATGTCCCCAGGGCAGATCTCCGGGCTGTGGACGTCGCTCGGCGGCGCGTCGCGGGCCGCGGGGAACATGGCGCGGATCGCGTTCGCGGAATCCGGCGATGACCCGTCCGCCGTCCAGCAGGGGCAGCCGCCCGGCCTGACCGGCTACGGCCTGTACCAGATCACCCCCACCTCGGGCATCAGCCAGGGCGGCCTGTACGGGAACCTGCTGAACGCGTCGAACAACACGCGTGCCGCGATCGCCCTGTACAGGTCGGGCGGGTACCTGCCGTGGGCGTCGGACCCGGTAGCGTCCCAGCTGATCGCCTCGGGTATCAGATTTGACCAGGGCGGCTGGCTGCCCCCCGGCGTCAGCGTCGCGGTGAATAACACCGGCCGGCCGGAGCAGGTGATCCCCTCCGGCCGCGGCCGCGGCGGTGGCGTGACCCTGGTGCTGGAGAACCGGGGTGTCATCGGGTCCCGCCTCGAGCTGGAGAACTGGCTGGTCAGGGCTGTCGACTCGGCCCGCCGGAAGGGGAGGATCTGACTCGTGGCGTCGTCGGTGCCGGTCGTGAACGTGGCGGTCGACTGGAACAACAACGGTTCGTTCACCGACTCGGGCGACGACGTGACCAGCCGTACGCTGTCCCGGGACCAGATCACCATCAGCGTGGGCCGGGATCAGGTGCGGGCGTTCTCCCCGACCACCCCCGGGCAGGCCGCGTTCTCCCTGAATAACATTTCAAAAGATTATTCGCCCGATTTCGGCGGGTCGCCGCTGACGGGGAACGTGGTGTCGGGGCGGCCGGTGCGGATCCAGGCGAACCAGGATGCGACCACGTACATCCTGTACCGGGGGTATACGGACGGGTTCACGGTGCTGCCGGCCAAGGCGGACCGGTCCGTGCAGATCACGTGCGTGGATGCGCTGAACCGGTTTTCGCAGGTCACCCTGTCGACGGCGCTGTTCTTCTCGGTGCGGACGGGGGCGGCGATCAGCGCGATCCTGGACGGGATCGGGTGGACCGGGGGCCGGGACCTGGACGTGGGCGCGTCGATTATCCGGTACTGGTGGGAGGAGGGGACCGACGCGCTGACGGCCCTGGGGAAGGTGCTGGGCGCGGAGGGGCCCCCGGCGCTGGCGTACGTGGATACGAACGGGGGGTTCGTGTTCCGGGACCGGCACCACCGGCTCCGCAACGCCGTGTCCACCGCCTCGCAGGCAGTGCTGTCTAACGGCGGGTTCACCGAGTCGGCTGCCGGGGCCATCCTGAACGCCAACCCGGCGTTCGAGGCGGGAATCGCGAACTGGACCGCGCAGAACAGCGCCACGCTCGCGTCGTCGTCGGCGCAGGCGCACGGCGGCACCAAATCCATGTCGATCACCCCGAACGGGGTCGCCTCCGGGCCCGGCGGGCTATCCGAGCAGGTCCCCGCCAACCCCGGCCCCGTCTACACGGGCACGGCATGGTTCTTCTCCGCGTCGTCCTGGGCGACCGGGGTGAACGTGCAGCTGAACTGGTACACCTCCGGCCACGGCTACATTTCCACCACCACCCCGGCGGCGACCCCGCTGTCCGCCGCGACGTGGACGCAGGCCACTGTCACCGGCACGGCACCGTCTAACGCCGCGTTCGCGCAGCTTGTCGTCTCCGCGTCGGGGACGCCCGGCGCCGGCCAGGTGTTTTTCGCCGACGACGCGCAGCTCACCACCGTGGGGTTCGTCAGCTACTCCGAGCCGAACACGTACGATGACGGCAGCCGGGACATCGTGAACACGATCGTGCTGCAGCTGCCGGAGCGGAACCCGTCGCCGAACAACCCGAGCGTGGTGTGGGAGGACGCGGCGCAGCCGCTGACGGTGCCGCTGAATGAGGATCCGACGATCGTGTTCAAGACGACGGATAACGTGTTCGTGCCGTCGGGGGGGACGACGACGATCCTGGTGGTGGCGAATGACCCGTTCCAGGATGCGCAGGTGCCGGTGGCGGGGACGGGGTTCGCGCAGTTGTCGGGGACGACCACGGCGTCGCTGTCGCGGACGTCGGGGCAGTCGACGACGATCACGCTGACCGACTCGGGGGGCGGGTCGTGGATCGGGTCGCTGATCCTGCGCGCCCGCCCCGTCACGGCGGGCCGCGTCTACCAGGTGTCCGCCGCCGACGCCACGTCCGTGGCGGCGTACGGGACGCGGGCGCTGCCGTCCGGGGTGGACATGTCGTGGTGTTCCGCGCAGGACGCCGCCGCGGTCACTAGCCTGATCCTCACCCAGTACAAGCAGCGCCGCCCCATCGTCACGTTCCCCGTCCGGAACGCCAACTCGACGCGGCTCACCCAGATGCTGCTCCGCGACATTTCCGACCGGGTGACGGTGACGGACACGCAGACGGGGATGAACGCGGACTGCTTCATCGAGAACCTGAAGTACACGATGGGTGAGGGCGGGAGGTTCATGGAGACCCAGTTCGGGTGCGAGAAGGCCCCGGCGGCGATCACGACGCCGTGGACGTTCGGCACCGACGTGTTCGGCACCGGGGTGTTCGGGCTATGAACGAGCCGCCTAGCAAGTACCAGGTGACCGTCTACGAGACGGCGCTCGGCGCGATCCGCGTCAGCTACGGCAATCCCGGCCCGCACGTCTTCATCGTCGGCCCGCAGGAATGCACCCACCACCTCACCGCCGGGCAGGCCAGGGAAGCGGCCGCTGCGCTGCTCCGCGTCGCTGACGAAGCGGACGAGGAGGGCGCGTGACCAGCCTCGCCCTCTCCGGCGTCGTGTATGTCAGGGTGAACTGGGGCCGGTGGATCGGCGACTGCCCCACCCCCTACTGCCGCACCGCCACCCGCCTCGGCCTCTACGAACCCGTGTTCAGCTGCGACGCCTGCGGCTACACCACCGACGCCATCTGGCCGCCCTACGCCCACGACATCGCCCGGCTCCTCATGATGCGGCCCGACTGGACCACCCGCAACTGGGTGCCCGGCGAGGAGCTCCACGACCTGCTCGCCGAGAACATGGAACACGGCGTCCTCGCCCCCGCGCCCGGCCTCGAGCTGGAGCCGGGGAACCACCGCCTGGTCGCGGTGTACGGGGACCGGATCACCGCCGACCAGATCACCCCGGCGGCGAAGCTCCGCGCGATCGGCGCAGCGTGATAGCTCGCCGGTATGCGGCCAGCGCCTCATCGAGGATGACCTTGAGCGGTACGTCCCGCCGTTCCGCTTCGGCTCGCGCCCACGCCGAAAGCTCGGCCGGAGGTCTCCAGCCGAGCATCGGGTTCTTATGCTGGTTAGGCATCGGGCACTATGACCGTGATGATCTCGGCGTCCGGCTTCATCATCCGCAGCTCGGCGAGCGGGTCGATGCTGCTGTGCTCATCGGCGGCGAGGGGGGTGACCTCGCGGGTCTCCCCGTAAGCGGCTACCTGCTCGGCGAGCCAGCGGTCCACGGTTTCCTTGCCGCCGAAGTTCTCGGGTGGCGTGATGGCGGCGAGGTCCGGGTGCTGCGCGAGCAGCGGCTCCTGGCATTCGTCCACAGCGCGTGGCAACTGGTGGGTGAACAGGTTGTCACCCGTCATCCAGTTGAGGATGTCGTAGATCCCGTCCATGTGGCGGGGTGAGACGAGACGGCCGGTGGTGATGGACAGGATGTCGCCCAGGTGGAATGTCTTGGTGTTCATCGTTTTCCCTTGCTAGGTGGTTAACACCCAACGTAGCACGGGTGGTTACCACCGTCAAGCGTTAGGAGACCCATGACAGTTCCCGGCGAACAGGGCGCGGCCTGATGGCCTGGAGTGCGCCTCTCACGGCCGTGGCCGGCGTGGCCCTGACCGCTGCCCAGTGGAACGCGTCAGTCCGCGACAACCTGAACGTCACCGGCCCCGCCGTCGCCACCACCGCCGGACGGCTCATCGTCACCAGCGCCGCCAACGCCGTCGCCGAACGCGCCATCCTCCGCGCGTTCGTCGACACGCAGGAAACCACCACGTCCGTCACCTACGCGGCGCTCACCACCCCCGGCCCGGCCGTCACCCTCACCACCGGCGCGTCCGCGATCCAGTTCATCGAGTCGAAGCAGGGCAACCAGACCGCCGCGACCGCCACGTTCGCGTCCTACGCCGTGTCCGGGGCCACCACGATCGCCGCGGCTGACAACATCAGCCTGCAGTTCCGGTCCCCGAACGCGAATGACTTCCTGCGGTGCTCGGTGGTGGACATGAATTTCGGGTCGCTGACGGGCGGGTCGAATACGTTCACGATGCAGTATGAGGTGTCGTCGGGGACGGGGTTTTTCGCGCAGCGGAAAATCATCGTCATGGCGTTGTGATGGGCAAGCAGGAACGCGCCGTCCCGGTGCTGTATCTCGACCTGGACGGCACCGTACGGCAGGGCAAAGACGACGCGCTCGGCCGGTTCGTCAACGGCCCCGAAGACGTCGTGGTGTTCCCCGAGGCAGTCGAGCTGATGCGCCGCTGGAAACGCGGGGGCGGCCGGATCATCGGCGTCTCCAACCAGGGGGGCGTAGCGCTCGGCATCGTCTCGTATGAGCAGGTGGCTAAGGCAATGCGCGAGACGTACCGGCAGGCCGAGTTCCTGTTCGACAAGATCGCGTTCTGCGTGCACCACCCGAAGGCCGGGAATCCTGAGATGGCCCGCTGCTGGTGCCGCAAGCCGTCTCCGGGCCTGCTCATCGAGTCCGCGCTTGACTGCGCCGCTTACTTCGGCGAGTTCTACCCGCCGTACATGGGCCTGATGGTGGGCGACCGGCCCGAGGATCAGGAGTGCGCGCTGCTGGCCGGCCTGGATTTCCAGTGGGCCGCTGAGTGGCGGGCGCAGGCGAAGCCGTGACGGGCTCATGAGCTGGACCGCGCCGATGACCGCCACGACCGGACAGATCCTCACGGCCAGCCAATGGAATGTCACTGTGCGTGATAATTTGTGGGAGACTGAGCCGGGTGAGGCGAACGCCACCGGGCACCTCATCGTCACCGACGGATGCAACTCCGTCGCCGAGCGGATCATCAACCGGGACTTCATCAACGCCGCCGAATCCACCACCAGCAGCACCTTCGGCAATCTGGCCACGTGGGGGCCGCAGGTACTCGTCACCACCGGCACCGCCGCCATCACCTTCCTCGAAGCGAAACTGTGGAACAACACCACCGGCTGCGCCTCCGTCATGACCTACGACGTGTGGCAAGGCCAGGCCGTCTCCGTCACCGGCGACGACCCCCAGGGACTCCAGTTCCGGTCGACCGGCCCGAACGACTTCGCCCGCTGCTCCTGCGTCGACTTCAACAACTTCACGCTCAACCCGGGGCAGAACCGGTTCATCTCCCGCTACCGGTGCTCCTCGAATACGGCCAACTTCGACATGCGGAAGATCATCGTGATGCCGCTCTGACCTGGAGGCATGTGACATGGACGCGGAGAAGAAGCGACTGCGGGACGAGGTAGCGGAACTAGCCGAGGCCGTCCGCGCGCTGCGGGTCGAGCTGGCGATCGCGCAGGCCGCGCACCACTGCCACTGCGTACATCCGGTGTGGGTGGTCCCGAACGCATCGCCTCTGCCGTACCAGCCCTTGCGGGTCTGGTGCGGCGCCGTGACCAGCGGCACCGTGACCAGCGGCGGCTACACGGTGACGAACGCCCTCAGTCAGGGCAACTAGGCGCGTCCCGCTATGACCACCGTCAAGCAGTACGTCACGCAGATGCGCGGCATCCAGCAGAACATCGGCGTCAAATACGGGTCCGACGTGGGGCAGCTGGACAAGCAGCACCGCGTCCTCAACCTCAGTGTGCTGGCGCTCCTCGCCGTCGTCATCAAGACCCTCACCGACAACGCGGTCATCACCGACGCGGAGCTGGTGGCGGTGCTGAACGCCGCCGGGGCGGACACGTACCCCGATGAGCCGGTCAACCCGCCGCCCCCCGCATGACCCTGTAACGCCGGGGGGGGCGTGATGGCTGACGGCGACGCCGAGCGGGCCGGCGGCATCCCCGGCCGGACCCCCGGCGGCGGCTGGGTCCCTGTGCCTGATCCGACCACCTTGACCACTGAGGCGGTCGAACGGGCCACGCAGGTGTTCCGCCGCGAAATCCTGGCGCTCCGCGAAACCCTGGAGACCCGGCTGACCGCCGCCGATGAGGACCGCGTGCGGCTCTGGGAAGGGCTCCGGAACCTGCCGGGCCTGTACGAGACATCCCGCGGCCACCTCCGCGACGAGCTCATCCAGCGGGACGCCCACGACCGGGAAGTCATCACCCAGCGCCTCAACGACCTCGACACCGCCTCTCACGTCGCCGCCGCGCACATCGAGAAGATCCCCTCCGACCTGACCGGCGGCTTCCGCAAGGCGCTCCGCGCCGAACGCGAATACATCGAGTCCCAGATCGGCGCGCTCCGCGACACCCTGGAACAGCGGCTCGGCGGGATGGACGTCGCCACCCGGGTGCTGGCCTCGTCGGTGGAGAAATTCCCCACCGACGTCGACCGGGCCGTGGCGTCCGGCCGGGAGATCCTGGCCGGGGAGATCGCCCGGGTCGGGGACGTCACCCAGGAGAAATTCGCCGCCGTCGACGCCCTGTTCGCGTCCAACGCCCTCGCCCTGGCCGCCGCGCTCGCCGCCCAGGAGAAGGCCGTGGCCGCCCAGAACGACTCCAACACCCTCGCCATCTCCAAATCCGAGAGCAGCACCAAGGAGACGATCGCGGCGAACCTGGCCACCGCACGGACCGGGCTGGAATCCCTCACCTCCACCGTGACCGACATCAAGGACCGGGTGATACGGCTGGAAAGCCTGGACATCGGGGCGAGACGGCAGTCCGCCGTAGAGCACGAGGGACGCACCGATCAGCGGCTGAACGCAGGCCAGGTCATCGCGGCAATCGCGGTCCTCGTCGCCATCGTCTCCCTCATCGCCTTCGCGCTGAAACGGTAGACTGGATAGCGAGCGGCCCCGTGCAGTGCGCAAACACCGGACGGGGCCTGAGCTCGCAACCTGAGCAAGCAGGGAGCAAGCCTTTGACCGACGATACCAAGCGGTGTTCGAGCCCTCAGTGTTCCGAACCCAACCCGCAGCCGGTGACAGCGTTTTCCCGGAACCGCAGAACCCGCGACGGTCTCCAGAACGAATGCAAGACCTGCGCGGCCAAACGCGGGGCAGCCTGGCGCAAGAGGGAACCGTCCTACCTGCGCGAATACTACGAGGCCAACCGCGAGGAACTTCTCGGACAGCACAAGCAGTACCGGGAAGATCACCTCGACCAGGCCCGCGCTCGCGTGCGGCAGTATTACGCGGACAACCCCGAACGGTGGCGTGAGTATCAGCGGCGTTACTGCGCCGAACTGTCCGCCATCGTTTTCAACCACTACGGCTGGCAATGTTCCTGCACCGGGTGTGACTGCATGGACTTGGCTATCGATCACATCGATGGCAACGGCCGCGAGCATCGTCTGGAACTCTTCGGTGATCCAGGCCGGGGGCATGTGCGGTTCTACCGTTGGCTGATCGCCAACGACTTCCCGGACGGGTATCAGACGCTGTGCCGGCCGTGCAACAGCAGCAAGCGGACCGGTCTGCACTGCCGCTTGCACGCGCTGAAGAAGTGACGAAGGCCGCGCCGGGGGGGTCGGCGCGGCCCGCATCCCTTCCGATCGCACAGCAGGGGACCATTTGGCTACTACCAGTAGCGCACGCCCGGGACGGCTTGTAAAGAGGCAGGTGACACAGTGGGCCTGCCCGTAGAGAGAAAAGTGCAGGCGTCCACGGCTGCGGCTGCGCTGTCCGGGCTGATCCTATGGGCCGCTGGCAGGTACATCTTCAAGGGCAGCGTGCCGGACGTGATAGTCAGCTGGATATACGTGATCATCCCGTCCGTCATCACGTTCATGGCCGGCTACGCGGCCAAGCACACCCCCCGGCCCGTGCCGCCGCACCGGCCGCCTAAGACGCTACAGCCTCCCGCCGCACCGGAGTGACACGGCCCGGCGGGAGCCAGGCGCGAAAATAAACCGCGATTTCTTTTCGCCGCCCCAGACCCCGGCGGCCCTGGCCCACCCAGGGGACTGCCATGTCGTATTGCCACTCGTGCGGCCGGTTCGCCGCCCTCGACGACGCCGCCATGTGCCGCGCCTGCCGTGACAGCTGGCGGCCCACAGCACCCGTCACAGCCGACCTCGGAACCCGACACCCAGGAGCCCCATGACGACCGCCACCGTCGCCGTCGCTGACGCCACTCACGCCGGCATCGGATCCCTCCCCAAGGGCCTCGCCGCCGGGTACACCACCGGATCCGGCGGCGTCCCCTGGACCGCCGCCGACTGGAAGGCCCACCCCGGCGCCGTCCGCATCTGCCAGGACCCGTCCGCCAGCGACTCCACCGCGGACGTCCTGGACGTCGAGCAGGGCGCCGCCACCCCCGGCATCGCCGCCCGGTGGGCTGAGGCCGCCGCCGCCCACGTCGCCGCCGCCACCAGACCCGGCCAGCGACACCCCGCCATCTACATGTCCCTCTCCAGCGTGACGCCCGTCGTCAACGCCCTCATCGCCGGCGGCATCCACGAAGGCGTATCCCTCTGGGTCGCCAACTGGAACCTCACCGAAGCCGAGGCCACCGCCCTCGTCGTCCACGCCGGCGGCCCCTTCCCCATCATCGGCGTCCAGTACGCCAACCGCGGCGCCTACGACGTGTCCGTCTTCTCCGCCGCCTGGCTCGGCGCCGTGTCCGGCGACCAGCCGCCGCCGCCGGCGAAGTTCCACGGCGAATGGGTCACCAAGGGCCAGCTCAGCCTCGGGCAGCTCGCCGCCAAGCTCGGCGTCCTCCCCTCCACGCTGCTCCGCGAGACCGCCATCCACTACGGCAAGTTCGGCCCCGAGCTCGCCGGGTACGAGAACGCCCTGCACAATGGCACGCTGCGCGTCTCGTCGCCGCTGCCCGCGGGCACTAAGGTGTGGGTCGACTGAGGCGGGGGGAGGCAGGGCAGCGAACGAAAGGGAGACGCTAACTACCTGAGAACCCGTTAAGCCAGTGCCCTGTCCCCCCCTGAACGAGAGCCGGCCCGGTGGCATCACGCCGCCGGGCCGGTTTCGTCATGTTCAGGGGGCGTGGGCGGCTTCACCGCTACCAGCGTGTAATCGCCGAAGCTGACGTTCTCGTCCTCGCACTCAACGCAGAACCCGTCACCGCCGATGCCGAACGCGACCATCCCACCGCAGTTGTTGTGGAAGGCGCGGTAGCCAGAGTCGATGTTTCAGCCCTCCCGGCCGGAGTCGCTCCCGAGCCGCACCGTCCATCCGTGCACCAGGCTCCGCTCACCGGACGGCTGCGGACGCTTAGCCGGCGTGGGCGTGCTCATCGCCTCGTCGATGCGGTCGAGCGCGTCTTCGGCAGTCTCGGCCCACCGGGTGTGCGCTTCGGCGTCGCCGCACTGAGGATCCACGGCTTCGCCGTGGTGGCGGGCAGCGAACTCGCGGAGCGCCTCGGTGAGGACGAAGTAGTAGTCGGGGTCGTGGGGCATCAGGTCGAACGACACGATGCGCGATTCGGTAGTCATGGGTCAGGTGTCCTTTCTGGCGCCGAACCGGGTGGCGAGGACGTGGGCGGGGTGCCGGTCGAGGTTGTGCCGGTCACGCATGTCCGGGTACC